TCCTTTGATATGATCAGCAACGAGCTGGTAATACTTGAAGTCCCAAGTAACTGTACCATCCTTGATCACAGCGATGTCTACAGCCTTACCTGTCAGATGTCTACTGTTCATCGTCTGAGACTTACCCGCACTAAAGAGTTCCTGTTGGCGCTCCTTAGTACGTAAGCCTTCAGTGATGGAGAAGTCCAGAGGAGACTCTTTGATAGCCTCCTCTATTACTTTCATTAGATCAGGATGTACTCCGCTTAGACGTTCCTTAGATTTGTTTCCGAATGAGAATGTCATTGATTACTCCGGGGGTAGTTCCCATTGGTTATCCATATTTGTTGGCTGTCCTTGCACAGCAGTAGGAGCTGCTTGAAACTCCGGAGGGAGATCAAAAGGACTAACAATAGGCTCTTGTGGTGTTTCTGCTACAGCGGCAGGAGCTAAAGCAGCAGACATAGCAGGAGCTGTGCCCGGCAAAGGCGCATTCTCTACGGCCATCAAAGAATTGAGTGTCCGAGAGCTTTGAGGAGAAATAGCAGCATTCTGTAAGAACTGCTTACCTTCACCTGTGAGCAGCACACGCATTAGTTGGTCTTCTGTTAAACCCCGCTTTTTAAACAGTTCATTAACAGCTTCTAACCCAAGGTCAGCCAACTTAGCGCCTTGATAGCCAGCGGAAGAAGCACCTATCGCAGCAGTGACAGCCCTCTTTGTATCCCCCGCAATAGGCACACCTTCAGGTTTAGCACCCCCAACTTGGATCTTTCGGGTAAAGACAGAAGCATCCTTCATTCTTCGAGAGAACTCAGTAGCATCAACACCAAGAGAATCGACTAATTGACCTGCTTTGTTCGGGTCAGTCTTCTTTAAGGTATTCCATGTATCAGCGATAGAGCCGAGATCGTACCCAATAGTTCCGTCTGGAAGTTTCTTATAACTCCCTGCAAGGAAATCGTCAAACACAGCTTTGTCGATAGCCTTCAACGATTCAGCACGATTTTCACCAACCCAGTCACGGAATATCTTACGCTGCATTGGGGAGGTATCTGTATACGCTCTGGTTAAGTCTTCTAAAGAAACTTCGTTAATACTTTTGCTCTGGAGCCATTTAGGAACACCTTGAGCAATCAGATTATCATATTCCTCCGAAGCCTTCCGAAACTGTTCACGGGCTTGAATCAAAGAACCAACAGCCTTCTTCTCATTAAGATTAGTAGCTGTTTTAAGCGTGTCTGACAAATCTGTACGTAGACCACCGAACAAAGCAGAGTTAACACGGCGCATATCATCAAGACCTAACCCTGTCACCACTGAATCACTGCCTTCAGCTTTCTTACCAAATTCATGTAAAAATCCCTGTAGTCGTTGGACTGTAAGCTTTACAGGAGCTTGTGTGACATTAAAACTAGGACTTCCCGGCAAGTCAATACTCATTGGTGTATTGATCTCAATAGGCATTCCTGCTGCGTCTCTTCCTTGCGTTGCGCGGGTTGTCTCTATTGTTCTTCCCGGATACGTCTTAGTCTGAAAGCTAGGGACGAGTTTACTTTCTAACTGGTTAAGATAAGCTAACACATTAGGATTATCAGGATACTGACTTTTGAGTTTAGCGATAGTAGCTAGTGTGTTATCTGTCCCCACAAAAGGAGCATCTCCCGCTAGCTTAAACGCCTTCTCAAAAGATTCATTACCTGCTTCTTGCCGCGCCTTCTTAACACCGTCCAGTTTGTTCTGAATACTCCGAGAAATCCCTGTAGCTGCTTCTTCGGCAGTTTGAGAACCTCCTGTAGGACGAATACCTTTTAAGGCTTCTTTAGCAGCAGCTCCTTCCATCGCTGTGAATAATTCAGCATACTTAGGATTCTGGCGAACCTTCTCAATCATAGCTGCAACTTCAGGGGAAGATGAACCTTGACCTTTAACCATCCATTGCTGGAACATATTACGATCAGTCGGATTCAGTTCTCCTAGGAGTTCATCCGCCTTCTTGGTCAATCGGCTGTCTTTAAAAGCCTTCCAACCCATCTTAGTTAAGCTTGCTAAACTGTAAGCAGCCGCTACATAGCCGGGAGTGTTATAAGAATCAGCTAATTCGGGAGCTTTAGGGCCTTCAGACTGCCCTGTTGCTTGACGGAAAAGACCACCAAGAGTAGGGGCTTGATACTCAGCACCTGCCTTTCTAGCCATCCAGTTAGCACCTTCGGTAAGGAGGTCAGGAATACCTGTGACTACTTCCCCTGCTGTCCTGAGCATACCTGCACCAAAAGCACCCATAGGTGTACGCTCTTGCATATCCCTGCGTGCCTTATAGTAATCAGCTAAGAGGTTTTGAACCTCCTTTGTAGAGGCGGATGAACGACCTTTCTCATACGCTTCTTTGGCTTTCTCAAACCGTTTCTTAGCTTCTTCGTAACCTGTTGTATCAGCCATTCACTTTACCTTTCAATAATCAGCAGGAAGGCGACCAGCAGACTTGAGCAACTGCACTGCCTGTTCCCTAATCATATTCCCTTTAGACTTATTGTATTCAATTGTTTTGTTAATCATAGCTTCAGCGTTAGCTTCAGTCTTCTTACCTTGTAAGTTAAGACGAGACTCACGAACCTGATTACGGATCTTATTCCACCCCTCCATAACCACACTAAGGTTCTCTTTGAATAGTTTGTCGGTAGGATCTAATGCACGGGTTTTGTTCAGAATCAAAGTAAGTTCTTTCTCGCTCAAAGCACCGAAACCTGTAGCACCTGTGCGGCTCTGGCTCTTGAGTTCTTCAAGTGTACCAATAGCCTTATCACTGTTCAGAGAACTCACAAGGTTATTTAACGCCTTAGCATCAGTCCAAGGGATAGAAGCAGAAACAGCTTGGGTCATTCCTCCCGCCAAGCTATTAGGGGCCAGTTTAAGAGCTTTCTCAGCAGTGTTCAATGCAGTATCGAGACCAGACTCAGTACTACTCAACTTAGACACAGCTTGTGTCTTCTCCGTAGCTGTCTTTTCACGATCCGCTTCTAACTTCAGTTGTTTCTGGTCAACCTGTGCTTGGAGCAATTGAGCTTGAAGTCCTTTAAGACCATTCGAATCAGGGTTCAACTTAGCTTGCACCCATTGCTGCTTTACTTGTTTTTCTTGGTCAGGGGATAAATTGAGTGATCCCAGAATACGTTCAAACTCACTCTTAGTTTCAATCTTGTCGGCAAACTGTAAATCAGCCATGTTACCAGAAGTAGAAAATCTGGAAACGCTTTCAGGAGTATATTTACCTGCTTCAAGTAGTTTCTGAGTAGGGTCAGCAATCTGTTTCTGTTGCATATTCTTAGAGATTACCGACTCTTGCACACGAGTATCCAAAATAGCCTTAGTAGCTGTTTGGAGTTTATTGGCTAATTCATTAGCTAGCTGATAATCCTTATTCTGTGTAGCAGTTTGAATGCCTTGCTTCAATGACTCAGGATTAGTCAGATCAATGTTTTGCAACATACTTTGACGTTGCTGGATACGCATCATCTCAGGGTCTTGAGCACCGAGCAAACCACTGATCTGTCGGCCAAGGCCAGAAGCACCTTGGTAGATCTGGTAATTAGCACGAGCAAAAGGATCTTGCAACTGAGCAAAGTTAAGAGCCTCTTGTTGTGATTGCTTCTCACGTTGCATTTGGAGAGCTTCAGGGGTGACTCCGAATAAACCACCTACGATTTCAGCCATAATTATTCCTTATTCGCCCCACTGGGCAGCTAACATACGAGCTTGTTGTGTCTGTGGGTTAGACAGAGCACCGGCTAAGTATTGTTCTTGTTGTCCGTAAGCACCTTGAGGTGTACCTCCAAAGGGTTTACCCATGTAAGCAGACATCAGTTGATCACCCATCTTATCCAGACCACCTAATGCAGAAGCCCAAGGACTCCACGAAGATGAAGCAAACTGAGCCTGAGCAGCAGGAGCAGCAGTACCTAAGCGTAACTGAGAAGCACGAGCATTAGCAGCAGAGGCAGTGTTTCCAAGATCCATGCCTAAGCCCAGAGACTGTTGTCCCAGTTTATCCAACGAAGCAGCTCCTGTCAAGGCAGTTTGCAATGGGCTGTAACCTGCTGTAGCAGCTTGAGCACCTGCGCCGAACAAACCAGCACCAAACTCAGCCTGACGCATTCCTTGTTGTTGAGCTTGAGAAGCCAACTGTAAGTCCTGCATCGCTTGAGCATTCAAAAGAGCTTGTTGTTCAGGGTTAGCAGCGCCCATGCCCCCGCCTTGAGCGACAGCAACACCACCACGACCTGTGTTAAACAGATTCTGAGTTAACCCTGCCTGAGCCTGATCACGACTAGGCTGCAACAAAGCTTGTTGTTGAGCCATATAGTTCTGAGCAGCTTGCTGAGGAGATTCAGCCAGATACTGCTGACCAAGATTAAACAGGCTCTGAGCACCTTGCAAGCCTTGGCCTGTAAAGTCCATGCCCATGCCACCTGCTTGACTCAGTAAACCCTGCTGCATACCCAAGAGTTGAGGGTTTAACTGATAGTTAGCATCTGTTAAAGCACCTGTAGTGGGATCAACTGTAAAGTTACTTGTACCGAAAGCAGTAGTAACACCTACGGGCCGAAAGCGAGATGACTCAAACGCTGTATTACCTGCGGCCCGTAATTCTGCTGCCTGAGCTGCTGCGGCTTTAGCGGCTTTATTACCGCCAATAATACCGCCAATTGTACCTAAAAGTCCCATGTTATTTATCCTTAGTAATTATTAGGTTGATTAAGCAGTACGCTTCCACATCGCTACTGTGATGTATGGCTGAAGGTTTGCGTTAGTGGCAGAGGAGCCGTTGGTACTCAGGGAGGTGGTGGCTGTTGTATTCTGAGCAGTTGCTGAAGTAGTTAAAGTAGATGGAGCCGATGCAGCCGAAGTTTCAAAGCCGGGAGCATAACTACCATTAGTAACAGAAGTTGTACCTGTTGTTCCGGAGTAAGTGTGTGTATGTGTCGGATTTGTTACCGATGTGGTTGCTGTGTGTGTGTGGCTGACCAGTGTAGCGTCCTTGCTACCACCTGTTTCTTCCAAGGTATCAAACAAAGCATCGCTGCCGTTTAAACCAATCATGACTCGACCAGCACCAAAGGCTACCCAAGTACCGAAACCAAGCAATGTTCCGGGATTAGTAGTTACACCAGCGTTGGTGTAGATAGAACCTACAGGATACATAGCCTGCAAAGCAGCTTGCACAAAAGCAGTAGTAGCTAACTGAGTAGTGTTAGTTCCTGCTCCTGCTGTAGGAGCTACAGGAGTACCAATAAACACAGGACTATTTAAGTCAGCTTTAGTGTCAATAGCTGTGGCAATGTTATTGAATTCAGTGTCGAACTCAGTACCTTTAATGATCTTTAAAGGATTACCAGAAGCAAGAGAATCTTTACTTGCAAAGTTAGTGCTTTTTACGTAATTAGTCATAATTATACGATCTTCCCATTTTTCGCCGCGATCTCGATCTTTTGAATAGATAGAGGAGTTCCTTGAACATCCGCTTCATATCCTGTTTGAATAACTTTACCTGCACCTGTCGGATAAGCAACTAAAGTTTGTAATGCTGTACCATTAGAGAATGTAGATGTACTAACATTATACTCGCTTATACCAAAATATGCAACCCCTTGAGCAGGAATTTTTACAGTTTGAGCATAATAGTTACCAGAAAAGTCATAACCCCACTTCATAGCTACATACTGATTAGCGCCACCAATGACAACCACTGATAATCTCTTGAGCACAGACGTCACCGAAGGAGCGCCTAAGTCAGTATGGTTAGTGAAGTATTGGAATCGGTAGGTATTACCATTGTCCAGATAACCTGTGTATTCACCAATGTATCCAGCTTTACCGATCAACAGTTCCTTACCACGTGTGTAGCAAAAGCTCTTAGGCTCCATGCTATCCCACATAGTTACTCGACTAGATCCATCTTGCAGTACTGTCTTCAAGTCAAAGCAGTAGACTGTCTTGAGCACTGGGCAAGTAAGCAAGTAGAAGGACTCAAAAGGACTGTAGATAGACTTGATCGTAGCAGCGGATTCACCAGCAACAGCACTCATCAAGTCATTACGTACGTTCTTAGACAAGTCACGGAATGGAGCTGACTTCTCTTGGATGGTTCTCAGGACACTACGAACACCTGTGTCAGACAAGAAGATAACATCTGAGCCAGTATTCTGAATGGTGTCACGAGCAATACAGCCAATACCTGTGGTAGAGTCAGACAATCTGAACACCCCTGCGGATAAGACATCCTGAGCACCTGCGTACATCAAGATATTGTTCTTACCGAAGATGAACAAGAAGCCATTGTGTGCTGCAAGACCTGTAACGTTATCTGCACCGTTAGGCCACACAGAAGATACATCAATAGAGCCTGTAGAGCCTG